TGAGTTGATGTACCAAGGGGTGAAGCCGAGTAACCGTGCCTCTTCAAGTAAGAAGTCATACTTCATCTTCTCAATCAACAGGTCAGGGTAGTGTGTCTTTCGTGACTTAAGTTCGATAAACATTTTGTATCTGTCAGTGGTGCAATCGAATCCATCGTACTCTTCGGGTGAGTGGATAAGGTCGGGTAAGTAAGTTGCCCTTAACCAATCAAAGAGTTCTTTTTCTTTCACTCATTATCCCACTTACCTCTTAAGACAAGAAGCCCGATGATTGCGTAGTTAGCCATATCCTTAAACGAATCTTCAAGTGACTCGTGTTCAGGTGTCGCACCGCTATCAACTAAGTTGTTGATGCGTGCTAACTTATCGTGCATACGTACACGCAACCCATTGATGGCACCGCCAGGGGCTAGAGATATATTCTTTGGACCATAGTCCTTGTGCTTACTCAGTAGTAAGTTAGAAAGTTCCTGACTTAAGTTAGAAAGATTTACTTCGAGGTGGAGTTGGCGTGCAATAGAGGAATCTTTAGGCTGACTATCAGGAAGGAACCTTCCTTGGAGTATGTTGATACCTTCAGACCTTGATTCACTAGATGATTTATAATCTGCCATATCTCTTCACGCTCCGCCTTCGTCGTCATTGGTATCCGTTTCTAATAGTCGTGCTAAGTTTTGGTCAAAGTCTACGAGTGCTGACTTGACTACCATATCCTCAACAAGTTCATCTACTAGGTCGTAACCATTCTCACTAGCGAACAGTGTAACATAGGTGGACTGTGTTATAAGTTTTATCTGGTTGGGGTCATCAGCGTGGTTAAACATAAACCTTAGCAGTGACCCTAGCAGAAGTTTATATCCGTTGGGTAGTATGTAGTACGGGTCGAACTCTTCACCCTCTTCAAAGTAATGGTCCACTAATTGAAATGAATCCTCAAATTGTAGATGACAATCGTGGCAATAATTATGTGGGTCTATCTCATCACTCACTGGATGCCTATCTTTTCCAGTATGTAATCCTTGCCGTGAGATACAAAGACTGAGTTAACATCTGCTCCGTCACCGAATCCAACCACAGTTACTGGTAGTTCACGGGCAAGGGAGTTCGCAAACTCACGTCCTGGCGCATCGCCGTCAGCAAAGACAAAGACTCTTTCAAAGTCAGCGAGCAATCGTGTGTAGTGTTTCTTCCAACTGTTCGCACCTGGTACTCCAACACAAGGAAAGCCAACACACCTAGACATAGTAAGGGTATCCAGTTCACCTTCGCATACTCCAATCCAATCACCTGCACGTTGCACATCAAGCACGTTATACATACGAGTCTCTGCTCCTACCATACCCATATACTTGGGTTCAACTGCAGGGTTAAGACTTCTAAATCTTAGGTCAACAACACCAGTCTTAGTGATGTAAGGGATTGATAAGCGTCCAGTGTATTGCTCGTGACCTGTATCAGGTTCCGCGACTACGCCTAATTGAACCAACCGTGCTACCTCCAGAGGTATTCCCCTGCTTGCTAGGTAATCTTCTGCCAGATGAATACTTTCCGCGTACTTCTGTGCTGACTTGCCCAGTAATTCCTTCTGCAAAACGTTTTGCTTCATTGAAGTTCAGCCCCTCTTGACGCACGATGATTTGAATACTATTTCCCTGGACACCACAAGCGAAGCAGATGAAGATGTTCTTATCAAGGTTCGCCGTACCACTTTGGTGTGAGTCACCGTGAAAGGGACACCTAAGATTAACTTGTCCGTGAGTACTGCGTATGGTTGCCCCGTAGTGTTCAAGGATTGCTTTGATGGAGGGCAGGTTGTTGTCAATTTTTATCACCATACCCTGCTTCCCGTAGTAGCCACACTAAATCTTCTGTTCTCATTAATGAAACCCAATCACCTATTGACTTCTCGCCTTGTCCATTCAGTCTTAAGACAACAACACCGAGGTCACCCTTGGCTCTATCTTTTAACTGTGCTATTGCAGCAGCAGGATTAAATCCAGTGCGTGCTTTTACTTCAAAGTCTATACCCACACAGCCAGTAATATCGCTACCACTACGACCAGCACCTGTAGATTCCGCAAATGGGAATCCGTTGTCAGCAAGGTAGTTAGCGAGGACCTTCTGCGACCTGTACCCACGATGTTTCCTTGACTGACTCATTGTTCCACTCCGATGTTCGGCAATCTGCACATAGAATTATCTTAAAGTTCATACCTAATTTTACATAGGCAAACTCATTACATCCAGGTCTTTGACACCTTCTTCGAGTGACACCATTACGAAGTAGTCCCATTAAGACGCGCTCTTATCCTTGTTGAGGATACGTACAGCCCACTCTAATCCAGCGTTGACACCTTCGGTCCACTCATCAGTGATTGGTACCTTTGCTGCTTGAATCTTTTCGATTAACTTAGCAGTCTCTTGCTTGAGTTCAAGCAGAACATAACCACGCATCTCTTGAGTTCTGTCATCTTCTTCTTGTATCATCATCCACCGTTCTCTGGTATGTCATCAATGAACATATACTCAGGATTAAATGCCAGCCAACACATTAGGTTAGCGTTAGCATCCGCCCTTCCGTATCTATTCTTCACAGGTGAGACAGCCATTGACGTTCCCACTACCCCTAGTGTACATATAAGTGCGGGAATTTGTGCGACCTTGCCCTGTAATGCAGAGCGTGGCTGTGTCGGATTACCTTGTACTGCTTCCGATGTATGGTGCAAGACAATGACTGCTGCATTAGTAAGACGGGCTAAGTACTTTAACTCTTTCATTACTGCACGCATAGATGCAAACTCTTCGCCACCATCAGTGGCTACATCCATCAGGTTGTCAATGAAGATTGCCTGAGGTGGGCAACCCCATAGTTCTTCAAAGGCTTCGACCTCTTCGTTAATATCTAACAGGGTGGGACTGGATTCAAATGACCACACGATATGGGCTGACTTCTGGAGTACTGCCTTAGCCCAGTTAGTATCCTTGTCCATCAAGTACTCAACATCAGTCTGATTCTTCCCGCTAATCATCGACGCAAGGCGCATAGCCATAGTGTGTGAGTTGGTATCTGCTGATACATACAAGGTAGGAACTTGCATCTTAAGTGCTAGACCAAGGGCTAACGTAGACTTACCTACACCAGGGACACCAGCAAACATTGATACTTCAGAGCGTCGACAAACAATCTTGTTGGTGTTAAATGTTTTGAATACTGCGGGTAAAGGTTCACCGCCTATGTCGGAACGTCCGACACTTCTTACTAATGTTCTCATAGACTTCTCCTGTCTTAAGTTGGAAGAGAGGCAGTCACCTTCCCCTGAATAACTACCCCTCCGCCAATTCTTATTCTAGCGTTTGTTGTTCCATTACCCGTTCGTTGGAGCGCATTGCTCCATTCCCTGAGGTTGTGGGCAAACCCACATTGCGTACTGCTTGCCGTTCTTCTTCGATACTCCCGATAGGAACTTGCGGTTGCCGTGTACGCAGGTCGGTGATGATAGACCCGTAGCGGACGGAGCCACTGTCGGGGCGGGTGCGGAGGTAGCCCAAGGAGGCGTGTCTACTGTTGAAGTAGTGGTTGCCAAAGGGGCTACGGTATATGCACCAGCAATCATCTTGCTAGTTGCTGCAATCTGTGTTGAATAATCAGAGATACCCTCTAGCAATACGCTGAGTTCATCTGCTGATGTCGCACGAATATTAATCAAGTCACCATTCGGAGACTTAACTGATACCTGTAACTTCCAGTTTTCTTCTGACATTATTTATCCTTTGTGAATTGGCAGTGTGCTGTGAGTCCACAGTAACTGCACGATTGTAGGTTCGGTAGAAATATACCAGCCTTTCGAGCCTTGTCAAAGCCATCCACGAAATATTCGAGTGTGTCTTTGGTATATCTACTTAGGTCAATCATCTCTCCTGTCCCCGATTCACGAGACATCCAGTAGTTTCCTAGATTGACTTCAACACCTAACATCATCTCAACTCCTACTTTGTAGAAGCCAAGTTGTAAGTCAGATGCTGGTCGTCTTGCTGATGTCTTAAGGTCGACAATCACAAGTTGTCCGTTAACCTCAAAGATTCTATCGATGAACATCTTGACTGGTATACCAGCGATGTTCGGGTTTAACTCCAACTCGATGGCACGTACACCTTGTGGAGTGGTCCAGATTTTCCAATCAGGATTATTCTTGCGCCAAATGATGTAGTCATCTACCCACTTGGAACCTTGTTCATACCACCACTCCCCATTTTCCTTGCCAGGGTTGGCTTTCGTGGCTCGTCCTGCTACTCGTGCCTTAGCAAAATCAAGTCCATCAATCTCTTTAATCCACGCATCGTGCCAGTATGGGTTAACCATTTTCAATGTCCCACGTTTCTGCTGCTAGGTGGAATGCTCGCCCACCTGCTGACCATACGGATGGTTCTTCTTCTACCTTGAGCAGTCGACCTAGGTAGTACTGATAACCACAGGTCAGGTATGTAGTAAAGGCTGAGTAACTGATGTGCTCTGGTAGTTCATATGAATCTAGTTTAATCATTGTCATCAACTACTGACAAAACATAAACCATATCTTCTTGCAGTTCTTCTACTGCTTTTCTTAATTCGTGAAATGCAATTGACAACTCGACAATCATATCGTCGCCACTTATATATTCTTGCTTCTTAAAGAAGTGCATTGCTATCCCCTGTCTCTAGTTAGATAGTCCTCCTTCAGAGGACAGGAGTGACTCAATGAAGGAGAACTATCTAATGCTTAGATTATCATATTAAATTATTATTGTCAAATATTAAATCAGATTACCCTCGGCAATCTGATTTTAGGAATACCCCCCTACCCCCCATAAATAAAATTTATAGTTGGTAGAGAAGTGGTTCCCTCGTGTAATCTTCATTTGAGGTAACCCCCCCACTCTTGCGAGTGGATAAAATGTAGCACAATCTTGACATAAAAAAGAACCCCACCACCTCGGCGTGTTGCCAAGATGATGGGGTCTTAAGACTTAGGTTACTTAGAACCCTTGCCGAACTCAGTTGCCTTTGGGTCTAATGCCTTGAGCACTGGACCTGCAACCGCTGCTACTGCTGCTGAGAGTAGAGCCTTTGGGCTTGTCTCACCTGCGAGATAGAGTGCAGTTACGGCAGCGAATGCTGCACGGAAGTACGTTGATGCGATTGCAATCAGTTTATCTTTGTTCATTGGTTCTCCTTAGGATTTGAAGACTGGCTTACCGAACCCTACAACAAAAACAGGTAGGGACTTCTTCAGTGCTGAGCCATTCTTCTTCTTGTAAGCACGCTTCTTCAGGCAGACTTGCCCTCCGTTGCGTTGGTCACCTTTTTTATCAGGGGCTGTGTTGCCCTCGATACAGGTAACTGTACCATCGCCGTTATCACGGACGACGATTCCAACGTGGGAAATACGGTCAACTCCATCATTTGGGAAGTCGAAGAACACGATATCTCCTGGTAGTGGGGTGGCATCTACTGCCTTTTCCCACTGGTCTTTCTTCATAAAGGCATTGGCACCTGCTGGGGTATAGACGCAAGAAGGAATCTTCAAGCCCACCTCATTGGCGCACCAGTTCACGAATGAACCACACCAAGGTTGGAAGTTAGCCTTGGTAAAGGCACCGTACTTAGTTTCATTGTCCTTAGGACCTTCAATAACTCCGAGTTGCTCTCGTGCTATCTTGATGAAGTCATTACGTTGACCCATTATTCACTCGCTTTCTTGTCAACCTTAGCAAAGGCTTCGTTGATTTCTTCTGCTGTCAGGCTTCCGTCTGCTAGGTAGAATCGGGCAAGGGTTTCAAGTACGCGGGCTGCACCTAGTGCACCTGCCAATACTCCTGCTTGCCATACTTCGATGCCTACTAGAGAACCAGCACCGATAACTCCAAGAGATTCTGCTGCGATAACAGCAAAGATTCTCATCATTACGCTTTTGAATGTATCCATTATTCTTCGTCCTTAGGGTTACGTAGAGGATAAGTAACTGCCCAAGCCACAAGGGTTCCAGCAATTGCATAACCGACTACTGTCTTTGCTGACCCATCAAGGACAACCCAGGCAATAAACATCCCAAGTAAGGTCCATAGTTGGTCAATCATATCTCTTAATATCTTCAAGGCTTACGTCTCCTTACGGCTTTAGATTCACCAGCAGAGGCTCCGCCTCCGCCAGTTGTTCCTCCACCAGAGGGGGTTCTGGTAGTGGATGATGCAACTGATGCTGCCATACCTGCTGCATTAACTGCAGCCTGTGCAGCAATCACAGATGCGACAATAATTTTCTCTGATTCTTCACGTTCTTCTTCTGACATATCAGCACCGATACTTGCGATAGCAAGCAGTGCTTCACCTGGGTCAGTGAAGATTGCGTTAAGTAATTCAGATGGGCTTTCAAGAACTACTAATGCAGCAGCCACTTCGGCTGTGATAACAACCTCATTACCGTTCTCATCCTCACGGATTTCAACAGGTGTGTCAGGTGGTAAGTCTTGATAAGTAATACCAGCATCTTCAATAGCCTGTGCTGTAATCGGCGTGCCTTGAGATGCTTCAACAAGTTGCTCTGCTACTATTTGTCTCTCTTCTGCAGTTGCAGTAGGAGGTGCGACAGGGGGTTCAGGTTGAGGTTCTTCTGGGACGACTGGAGGCGCAGGAGGTTCGGGTTGCGTTGGCTCAGGTTCAGGTTCTGGCGTATCTGGTATTGGTTCAACAAGAGGGGGTTCTGATGGAGGTTCAGGAGCAGGTTCTTCCTCTACTGGAGCAGGAGGCTCTTCCATTGGAGGCTCACCGATTGAACCCTCAGGGTCAGGGATTGCCACAGGAGGTTCAGGTTCAACAGGAGGAGGTTCTTCTGCAGGGGCAGGAGGCTCTACTGGTACTGGAACAGGCTCAGGGACAGGTTCAACTACTGGAGGCTCTGGTACGGGCACAGGCTGGGGTGCTGGCTCAGGTTGAGGCAGAGGTTCTGGAGTTGGCTCTGGCTGTGGGATTGGAACGGGTTGCGTTGGCACCACAGGCACGGGTTCAGGAAGAGGAGTAGGTTGTGGTACAGGAACTGGTACAGGTTGTGGGATTGGTTCTGGTTCCACTGTTGGTGGGACTACTGGTATGGGTATTGGCTCAACAGGAACAGGAATAGGTAATGGCTCTGGGGTTGGCTGTGGCGTTGGCTGTACTGGCACTGGCGTATTGGTATCTACAGGGGTTGGAGTAGGCAATGGAGTGGGTTGTACTGTTGGGGTTTCTGTCGGGGTGGGTTGTGGGCTGGATTCAGGCAACGGGGAAGGCGAACTTTCTACCCCTGTTGGTGAAGCAGAAGGAGAAGGAATAGGCGATGGAGTATTCTCAGAAGTATTTGTTGGAGAAGGTGAAGGGGTTGGAGTCACAGTTGGTGTTGGAGAAGGCTCGACAGTTGGTTCAGCAGTCGGACTTGGACTTGGCTCAACTGAGGGTACAGGACTCGGAGTTGGAGATGGTTCGGGTGAAACAGAAGGCTCACTTGAGGGAGTCGGAGTTGGAGATGGCGTTGGACTTGGCTCAGTCGAAGGCGATGGGGAGGGACTAGGAGATGGCTCAGGCGTTGTGGTTTCTGTTGGGGTTGGGCTTGGGCTTGGCGTTGGACTTTCTGTTGGTGAAGGTGATGCTTCGTTCGATTGAGGAGAGGGTGTCGGTGTTGGAGTCGGAGTAGGCGCTATGCCATTGTAATATCTTCCGATACCTGTGTAGTTATCACTGATGTATGTAGTCCACTCACCAATAAATCCACCTTCGCAAAACAATCTTGCTATGTCACCTTTGCCATTAAAGAAAGGGTTATCA